GTAACAATGGAAGCTGCAAATGCTATTAAGTTTGAAGGAGCAACAGCAGACGCAAACGAAACTATATTATCTATTGTTGACCCTACCAATGATGACAACACACAATATTTATTAAACGCAAGTGGATATATTCCACTATTAAACGCAGTTTCTACAACTGTAATTACAGCAACTCCCGCAGAACTAAACTATGTAGATGGAGTAACTTCCAATATTCAAACGCAATTAGACGCAACACTTGACACGGCAGGTGCATTAATAGATTTAAGTTCAACTACGATTAATGTTGATTTAACCGAAGCAGGAGAAGCTGCTATCGCCAATGGAGATTATATATTATTTTTAGATGGTGGTGCAACAGGAACACACGCAAAAGAAGCAATCGCTGATGTAGCAACTTTATTTGCAGGAGCAGGTATGACAGCTACAAGTTCTGTTATTAATGTTATAGCTGGTACTGGTATTGATGTAGCAGCAGATGCTATTTCAGTAGATGTATCTGACTTTATGTCTAATGGTAGTAACAACAGAATACTTACTGCTACTGGCACAGATGCTATGAACGCAGAAGCCAATCTTACTTTTGATGGAAGTCATTTAAGACTTCCTAATAATAGTTCTGTAATTATGGGTGCAAGTGATGCTTTTGTAATAAATCATAATGGTTCTCATAATTATATACAAAATACAAAAAGCGATGCAGATTTTTATTTTACAGTAAACGATGGTGGCTCTACTATCAATGCACTTATTATTGATTCAAGTGAGGTTGCAAATATTGTTTTACCTAATGATAATCAAAGACTCCTTATTGGTGAAGGAAATGATTTACAATTACTTCACAATGGAACAAATAGTTATATTGCCAACTATGTTGGAGATTTAATAATTGAAAATCACGAAGCCGATAAGGACATAATACTTTATAATGATGATGGTTCAGGTGGAACAACACCTTACCTAACCTTAGATGGTAGTGCTACTAAAACAATATTTGCTCAAAGCACTCAACACGCAGACAACGCCAAAGCAACATTTGGTGCCGCAGGAGATATGGAAATATCTCACAATGGAACACACAACTTCATAGATTTAGACAATGGTAATCTTTATTTTAGAGATGATGCAGATAATAATATTTTAATTGTTTATAGAGAGGGTGGTGGAGTACAATTAGCAGAGGGCGATTTAAAAATACCTGCAACTTCTAAACTTTACTTTGATGGTGGTAGTCATACTTATATCTATGAACAAGCAGCAGATACATTAGATTTTGTAGTTGGTGGAACACAAATGATTAATATTGTAGAGGGTTCTACTAATTATGTTAGATTACCTGATAGTGCATTATTAGCAGTTGGTGGAAGTCTTGATTTGTATCAGGTTCACGATGGAACTAATTCTAAAATTCAAAACAATACTGGTACTTTATCCATAGTTCAAAATACTACCGATTCAGACTTAATACTATCTTGTGATGATGGTTCAGGTGGAACTACAGCTTACATAACATTAGATGGTAGTGCTGTCGGTATTAATATGGCTAAGTTTACAAGTTTTAGTTCCAGTATTAGTTTTCCAGCAAGTCATAGTGCAGATAAAATACAGATGTATAGTGGTGGTAACGAAAAGATTGGTACAGAAGCCAATACATTATTATTTACTGCTGATAATTATAAATTTAAAGATGTTGCTGGACACGATAATTTATTTATGAATAATTCAGGTAATGTAGGTATAGGAACTACATCACCTGGAGTAAAGTTAGATGTAGCTGGTCAAGCAAGAACTACTAATGGTATGTTAGTAGATAATGGAACTACTGCTGGATTCTTTACAACAGATTCTGATAATGTAAACTTTGGTGCATCAACATCAGGTAAAGGATTAAAATTATTTAGTGCCAATGCAGAAAGAATGAGAATAAACTCATCAGGTTGTATTAAAGTAGGACCAAATGGTGGAGATACTGCACATACATTTGAAATAGATACTTCAGGAAATGCAAATCACGGATTGTTTGTTAATGCAGACGAAGCAAGAGGAGCTGGAGATTATGCTTTATATGTAGATGATGAAGACCCTAATGCAAGAGGAACTGTTAGAATTGATAGTGCTACTGGAACAGCAGTAGATATTAATTGTGCTTCAGGTTACTTAGCTTTAGATGTATCTACACCCCTTGATAATGTTGCTAAGTTTACAAGCACAGATGCAAGTGCTGCTATCGTAATACAAGATAGTAATTCCACAGATAATTTCAATAGACTTCAAGTCGTTACTAATGATATGTTGTTTGTAACTAATAATAGTGAAAAGTTTAGAATAGCAGCTAATGGAGATTTGACTGCAACAGATACTTCTATCGCATCTAATTCTGACTTAAGATTAAAGAAGAATATTGAAAATTTTGAAGGCGGTTTGGATATTATTTCTAAATTACAACCAAGAAACTTTGAGTGGAGAAATCCTGAAATTCACAAAGAAGGAACTAGACGAGGATTTATAGCTCAAGAAGTAAAAGAAGTAGATGAGTATTGGATTAATACATTAAAAATTCAAGAAGAAAATAAAGATTACGAGTATGTAAAAGATACTGAAGGACAAAGTTTTGTGTCTAAGTTAAGTGACAAAGATGCAATGTATGTTTCAGCTATACAGGAGTTGAAACGAGAAATAGATGAACTCAAACTAAAACTAGGAGAGAAAAATGGCTAAAAAAATAGCAGAAAAAGCAAGTGATGCAGCAGTTAAAATGGTTGAAATCAAACACCTTCGTTCAATGAAAGATGAAGCAGGTAAAGACGTATCTGTAGTAGATAATATTGAAGTACGTCAAGTTGATGAGATGATTACACAAGCAGAAGCACAATTAGTAAATGCAGAAGCAAGAGTAACTGAACTTAAAGCAGATATTGTTGAATACAAGAAAATCAAGGGTTAATAAAGAATGTTTAGGGGTCCCAACGGAGTAGGAAAAGGAGATAAGCCTAGGGATATAGGTATATCTCAAAAAGAATATGCGAAGCGTTGGGACATAATATTTAATAAAAAAAAGAAAGAAGGAAAAAAAAGTGACAGAACTGAGTAAAAACAGTAAAATGACATTGAGTATTGAAACATTAATATCATTAGGAACTACACTAGTGTTAGTAGTGGGTATGTGGTTTTCATTACAAGCAGATATTAAAGAAGCAAAAGAATTACCTGAACCTCCAATAGGTAGAACTGAGTACGACTTAAAGGACCAAATGATTAGAAACACAATCATTGAAACTGAAAAAGATGTACAGGAAATTAAAGAAGAACAAAAAGAAATGCGTACAGATGTGAAGAACATTGAACGTATGTTGATGCAAAAGTGAGGTACAGAGATGAATTGGTTATATGGTATTACATATTTGGTTGGTATTTGTTTATCGGTATCGCCCTTATATGCTCAAAGTAGTTTAAAAGATTTACAGCAGATTCAATTATTGAGTCAAGACGAATGTATTATAGTCCAAGTAAATGCAGATTGGAACTTTAAAGCATCGTTAGATTTGAATGGCTTAAATAATTGTGTATGGTTTAATGCAAGTATAGATGATAAAGAATACGGTGCAATTATTGCAGATGAGTGGAAGATAGTTTCTGTGCCAACAATAATTATGTTTGAATATGGTAAAGAAGTAAAAAGATTTGAAGCTGGATTAAGTTTCAATTTAGATAAAGATAAAATCATCAAGGAAATCAAAGATGAAATTGATGAAATACAACTAAGGAAGTTTCAATGATATATTTAGCAAGATGGTTTAAAAAATTATTTGGTTGCGTGTTATTAATGGGAGCATTAACAGCACAAGACTTTTTTAAGTTTAGCACTATATATGGTGCTTATAGCTTTAGCAGTCCTGTAACTAAAGAATTACAATACCAAGTATCTGGTGGACAACTACAAGAATTACAAGAGGAGCTAGATGACCATAGTATTATGACATTTGGTATTAGAAAACTAGCAAGGTTTGGCTATGAGAACAAACCAGAAGTTTGGTATACAGGAGAAGAAGCACCTATAAATGAAAGTGCTGCTATTGGTAATGTACCTACTGGCTGGGAGTATGTAATACAATACTCTGACCACAAAGAGTTTGAAGAAGAGTTTGTAAACGAACAATATATGTTACGATATATGGGAAAGAATTTTTTAGTAAAAGCTAACTATGATTCCAGAGGATTAGAAGATGTAGAGTTTGCAGCATTAGATATGCGTTACAAAAAAGATGTAGGTAATCTAGCACTATCATTAGGAGTAGCTGGTAGAATGCATCCAGCATACTTAGACTTTAGACCTATTGATTTATGGTGGGCTGAACAAGATATTAACACAGATGAGTTTACACCCTTTTGGGACTTTGCTTATTTCTATGGCTATTCAGATGAGTTTGTAGAACAGTTTACACAATATGGATATAGTTACTTTGATTTCAAATGGTATGATGCAGAAGGAAACCTTGTTGCTAATACTGATGAACAATTCTATAAACAAGTATATGGAGAGCTTGTTAAACAATATAATGAAGAATATGCAAAAGACTTAGGATACCAGAACGAACTAAGTTTATCAGTAGGTGCAGACTATTATAAATACACACCTAAGAACTGGTTGCATATGTGGGTTACAGCTTACCCAGTAACTAAAGGTATGTCTGACTATGCCTTTAACTATGAAGTAGCCGAGAATGGCATTGATTACGACTTAGGAATGGTCTATGGTTGGAAGCTTACTAATAAGTTTGGAGTATTTTTAGAAGGTAGATTCTTGTCAATGTACGATGTACAGTCTTATGAGTCCAAGGTTGGACTTAACTGGTTGATATACTAATGTCTAAGAAAAAGAAAAGTAAAGGTAGTCCTACTCCTAAAAATAAAGCTTTATACTCTAGGGTTAAGTCAGCAGCAAAGAGTAAGTTTGATGTATATCCTTCTGCATATGCAAATGCTTGGTTAGTAAGAGAATATAAAAAACGTGGTGGTAAGTATTAATGGCTTACCAAGGCGGTCTTAAGAAGTGGTTTAGTGAGAACTGGGTAGATATAGGTTCAAAGAAAAAAGGTGGTGGACATGAGAAATGTGGTCGTTCATCAACAAAGGGTAGTAAAAGAAAATACCCTAAATGCGTACCTTCTTCTAAGGCAGCAACTATGTCAGCATCACAAAAGAAAAGTGCTGTACAAAGAAAAAGAGCAAAAAAACAAGGCGTAGGCGGTAAGCCAACAAATGTAAGAACATTTGCTATGAAACAAAACAATAAGAAAAGAGCATAATGGCTATAAGAAAAACTACTACAGGTAAAAGTCCTAACTATAGAAAGACTAAAGATGGTGCAGGGATGACTAAAAAAGGTGTAGCTGCTTATAGAAAAGCAAACCCTGGAAGTAAGTTACAAACTGCTGTTACTGGTAAAGTAAAACCAGGTAGTAAGAAAGCTAAAAGAAGAAAGTCATACTGTGCTAGGTCTGCAGGACAATTAAGAAACAGTTCTGCTGCAACTAGAAACGACCCTAATTCAAGAATTAGACAGGCACGTAGACGTTGGAAGTGTAGATAAATTAAAAAAACATTGACAAAAAGGTCATAACCAGTTATCTTTGAAGACTACTTCAAGGGACTGGTATTAGGGTTACCCTATTAGGGTTCCTTAGAAAGAAAATAAACGGGAGGATATATGAAATTTTTATTAGGAATAGGGTTTGGTTGGGGACTTCAATATGCATGGTGTAAGTATAAAGAAAAGTGTGATTGCGGAGAATACTCAAACATAATGAAATTAAAAAATAAATTAAATAAAATAAAGAAGAGTAAAAAAAATGCCTAAATTAAATATGATTGCAAATATTATTGATAAAGTAGCTGGTCATGTAGACAAGTTTACTTTAGACAAAGAGGAACAAGCACAATTAATACAAGAGATAAACAAGGCACAGATAGAAGTCAACAAGATAGAGTCTTCTTCTTCCAGTCTATTCAAGAGTGGTTGGCGTCCGTTCGTAGGTTGGACTTGTGGAGTAGCTTTATGTTATCACTTCGTATTGCAACCCTTCTTAATGTTTGTACTCTTATCTGTTGGGAAACCTATGGAACTCCCAGTATTCGATATGAGCACACTAACGACAGTACTTTTTGGAATGTTAGGTCTTGGGGGAATGCGTTCACTGGAAAAAGTGAAGAGGTCAGCTTAGTGGTAAATCAACAACAAGTTAAAGAACTAATTTTTGAAGTATGTAGCAAGCTAGGAGATAGGTATTCTTCTAACGATGCAGTTGAATTAGTTTATAATACAGGATTAGTGGAGAGCAGATATGAGTACATTAAACAAATTGGAACAGGACCTGCTAAAAGTTTTTGGCAAGTTGAGCCAGAAACAGCCGTTGATAATTGTAAAAACTTTATTGCAAACCGCCCTGAGCTGGTTGAAAAAGTTGCTTCAATTCTTAACATTGACCCTAGTAATATTACTGAGCCTAACCTTATATTTTGGGATTGGATGCTTCATAGTAATAACGCTGCTGGTATTCTACATTGTAGAATTAAGTATTGGAGGATTCAAGAACCTATACAACCAGGCATTGATGGACTAGCTTATTACTGGAAAAAATATTATAACACAGAACAAGGTGCTGGAACAGAACAACACTTTAAAGATATAGTTAGTAAACATAGTAACTAATATGGCAAAGCAATCATTTAATATAAAAAGGTTTGATGCGGGTCTAAACAATAAAGACTCTCAAAAAGATTTAACAGATGGGTTTTTAGCAGAAGCAACTAATGTTAATGTAGGACATCTAGGTAAGATAATTACCACTGGAAAACTTGATGACCTTAGTAGTTCATTTACCTTAACAGATGATGGTGACGCTGCAATACAACCAGGATATGGATTGTTTAAGTTTAGTAGTGACATCACACCAGGCGGTGGAGCCGCAGCTGCAGAATATCTAGCTTATACATCTCCAAAGGGAGAGGTGTTTTTAAGCACTAGTGCTACATTTGGTAGTGCAGCAGTATTTGATTCTGCTACTTTAATAGGTACAGGTAGTGCAACAGACGCACAACCAGTATATTATTATGCTGATGGTGGATTACGCATAGCAGATTCAGACTTTGGTAATACAGGAAACAAACAGATAGTATTAGCTAGGATTGAAAGAACTAATGATGACCACCCAGATGTTTATGCGGCAGCAGTAACAGACCAAATGAAATTTTATACTGGAGGGTTTGTAGCACCAGCTGCTGCAGACTTTGTATTAAACTCTGGAGCATTACACGCACCAGTAGACCCTTCTTCTAATGTAGAAGATGGAGTAGACCCTGATTCTAAAGATTTTAGAATTGAAATGAGCTCTAGTAGTTCTAAAACAGATGGACTATGGCCAGAAGGAAATTATGCTATTGGAGTTAGTTATGTATATTTTGGTGGACAAGAGTCACTATTAACTAATATCTCATCTCCCATTGCTATTGCAGATGCTCAATATTTTATAGCTAGTATGACTATTGCAGATGATGCCTTAAACTCTTTCTTACAGGGAATGAGAATATATGCAAAGAATTTTAATAATCCAGATGATGAATATAGATTGTTACTTGATGTTAACTTTGAGTTAGGTTCCAGAGTATCCTTAGCGAATGAATATGATGCCTTTATAAACAAATCAGGGTATGTGGTAACCAATGACACCAATAACAGTGCTACCGATGCTAGAGCCTATGCTATCAAATCTCCCGCACTAGATACTTATTCTACTATTAATGGATTTCCACCAGAAGAAAAAGCAATTACATTTAATGGAGCTGAAGCATTTTCATATAAGACAGCTACTGTTGCTAATCAAAGAGCATTTGTAGGAAATGTATTGTATGTGAATGACGAAGGAGTTCCAAAAGAAATGGGAGATAGAATACAATACACTCCTGTTAGAAAGTATGATACGTTTCCACAGACATATTATTTAGATGTAGGAACAAACGATGGTGACGCTATTGTTAAAATTATAGAGTTTGGAGACAGACTCTTTGTATACAAAAAAAATAAATTATTTATTATTAACATTGCATCTGGTTCTGATGCTGGTTGGTATGTAGAGGGAGAGTTTGAAAACAGAGGTATCAGTCACCCTGCTGCTGTGGCTAAATCAGA